ATAGCAGATTGCAAGTCTTCTGCTTGGATCCAAGCTTCAATCTTTTTCTTAGTTACTGGAGATTGTCTACGGCCCTCAACAAAAACATTGTCATCAGACAGCACATTAGGGACTCCGTCGCCACCATCTCCGCGGAAAATGTGTTCCATCATATAGAGACGCGGGTTGTCATGTTTAACATACTTTTTAGTCATTGGTGAAAATTGCTTGATGTTATCATACTTTTGCAATTGGATAAAATCTTTATCGGCTGACACAATCATAACAGGTTCATGCTTACCGAATTCTTGAGTTTCCATTGCAATCTGCGCAATTACATCATCGGCCTCGCAGCCATATTGATGCATGACTTTATATGGAAAATTATCACGTATTTCATCCCGTATCATATTAATAATACGAAACATTTCATCCCAATCAATGGAAGATTCATCACGTGATTTTTTACGGCTGGCTTTGTATTGGGGATATGCATCTTTCCGCCAATTTCCAGCGCCATCGGCAACGATTACTACTTCACCATATTCACGGTGAAACTTTTGACGATACATACGAATTGAATTAAGAATCATATGACGTATGAGATTTTCGTCAGCAGATAAACGTTGTACTACTACATTGCCGATAGCAATACCATTGAAGTCGATTAAAATCATAGTTTACTCCTACATTATGTAACCATTCTACCATATTTCACATCAATTGTAAACCATTTATTTCATATTTTTTTCGGCTTCTTGCACATCTTTGGGATCTACTGTTCCATTTTCCATTAGCATATTACGATTAGCTAAATGCATCGCTAAAACATCTGCTTTATTCTGGCCATGATATTTTACGGCGTGGCCTTCTTCAATTAAAATATCAGTAACAAGTCGGCCATCTTCAGAAATAAAATCTCCAAGTATACGACCAAACTTACCTTTCATGTCTTCACCATCTTTAGCAGCAAATGTTTTAAGTGTAGTTGTTTTTCCAAGAATTTCTTTTAATCTTTCTTTAGAAGCTAGACCAAAAACCTTTTCAACTTTATCTGATGTTCTAGATTCTGGTGTATCAATACCCATAATTCTAACACGTTCATCAGTCAATACAATACCAAAACCTAGATCAATATCAACATCTACTGTATCACCATCAACTACTCGATTGACATGCGCTTTATACTCATACATTTTTTAATCCTTTTAAATGTTTACTATGAATTTTGCCTCCGATAAATTCATTATAATAATCATCACGGAATAGTACTTCACGGTCAATTTGCTCTTTCATCTCAAAGTAAGTCATTTCACCTTTTGATTTACAGAGCCGGAGTATTTCTCTTTTAAACCTATCACGGCCTTCGTTTTCTACGAGCATTTTTACTTCTTCATTAGATCCAAAATAATTTTGCCAGTCAGATTCTAACTTTTTAGTTCTTCTTCTTTTTTGTCCTTTTAAAGGAGGTAGTTTACGTACAGACCAAAGATTCTTTTTTCCTACGTATTTTTTATTATTTTTTAAATCTGTTATTAGATAAACAAATCCGGCCAAGTTATCTACATCATACTCAGCCGGATTAAATTCTTTATCATTATAAAACCACATAAAAATCTCGCTATTGATTACGAGAATATTTATACGTCGATGATATCTCCTAGATTTTCATCAACTTCGTCTTCCCCAACCATAATAGGTCTAACGTGTTCCCCACACATTGGACAATTGCTTGGTTCTGGAGACGGGTGTTCTGTTGTTACATATGTTTCGGCATCACACCAATCACACTCAATTTGAAAATGAAAGTTCATAATTACTCCTTAAAAATCAATTTCACATGCACCACCGGCACACGCTGCTGCTCCCATTGTATCTACTTCAGTATAACGTTTTTCAGTTAAGTCTTCAACCCAATCAATAGGCTTAAAGTTCTGATTTATTTTGTTCCACTTATGTAGAAGATATGAATCTTTTAAACAGTACTCTGCTTGTTTAGTATCACTATTTAGATAGTTATTGGCAAAGTTATTAAATCTTCTTACCCAATCACGTTTCATTGCGTTTTCTGCACTATCCAAAGTTAAATCATCTCCAAAACCGTGGGCTGTTGAACATGCGGTCCATAAATTATCAAATGCATTTAATGCATCAACTACTAAACCAGAAGCAAAGATTGCTGCTGTACCGTATTTATTCACCATTTCTTCTGCAGTAATTACTCCAGTGTTTGGTGCTTGATTAAAGTCTTTATCTCCCATCGCTGATAAGAATGAGATACCTGCAAATGAATGACGATTTTCAAAGACGTAACGTTCTACTTCATCCCAATCTTCAACGATGATTGTGTTTGAAACATTATGGCGGACACCTTTATCTGCACATAAGTCTTCATTAGTACCAGCATTTACCCAATGTTTTTGAGCCAGCTTTACTTTTTCTAAATGGTCTACACCAATTAATTCATCTTTATAGATTGAGCCATCTTTTGGTACGATTGGAAATGAGATAACTACATCTGTTCCACTTGCTGACCAAACTGATTCTTCTACCATATGTGGATTAATACGTTGAATCGCTTGCGTTACTTCTGATTCTTTATTCATTTGAATATTACGAATATACATAGAAGAATGCTCAGCATGAATACCAGAACCAGTTTGTAATAAAACTGAAGCATTTCCTGAAGGTTTGACACACGTTGTTCGAGCCGCTGGATTGATTCCGATAGCTTTTGCAACTTCTCGGTTTGTTTGTTTGACAATTTCTGCACCTTCTTCAAGAATTTCAGGATCAAATAAAACATCAGGATTGTTCATCCAACCGGTGATTGATGCCCCAATTAAAGCTTCACGATCGAAAATATCTTTAGCTGTGTCGCCAAGGAATTTAAAATCTGTATAGCCAGCTTGTAGTGTACCGAGGATAGAAGCAGCACGACATGCTTTAAAAAACTCTTCTTTTGAAGTACACATACCACCATTAATTTCAGTTAGGTTGCAACCTTGCCAACCAGACTTACCGTTAATTTGTGGGAACATACCAATTTCAACACAGGGGTTTGTTGTATGTTCACGTGATTCTACGAAAACAAAACCTGGCTCACCAAATTCTTTTACAGATTTCATAATAGTGCCAAACTCTTCAGGTGTTGTCTCATCACGGACAATGACCGCTGAGTTATTTGAACGTCCACGCTGTGGATTATCTACAAACCAATTGCCGGTTTTAGCTTTCATCATTTCTTCATCATCAGGTGAGAACAAACAAATTGTTGCTGAACGACGGACACCGCCTGATAATACAGCATCTGCTGTATGCATTACAATATCATACACTTGGATTGGACGTAGTCTTACAGGTTCTTTTTGGTCAATTACTAAAGCTTGAAGTAAATGTTCAATCTTATCTAATGCAAGACGTAAACCATCAGGTCCTGGTGCTTTAAATCCACCAGAAATCTTAGCTCCCTTTGGACGAATATTTGATAAGTCAAAGTAGATCCGACGACCAGCATAATCTGGATGTTTACCACCATCCATAAAATATGATGACATCAATACATCTACAGCAGTGGCCCACCCTTCAATTGAATCTTCTACAACGTGTGTTTTTGGTTGTTTTGTACGTGGTTGGATTTTTGGAAGTTTTGCGATGTGATGATTTTGCACTGAAAATCCAGCGCCAGCACCACACAATAAAATATAAAAGATTTCTCCAAAGAATGCTGCTCTGTCTGCGTATGAAGATGTACAATTATACATTCTCATTTGATGTTTAAGGATTTGTTCTCCTCCGAATTGCAAAGCTCTTTGAGCACCTAAAACTCTTTGTTCTTTATAAGCTGTTCTTGCTTCTTCTATGAATGGCTGAATTTGATTTAGCTTATCATTATAAAAACCTTCGTGCATACTCATTACACGATCAACTGCTTCATCCCAAGTTTCATATCTATTTTTTTCGTCGTTCCATCTTGAATAGCTGTCAAAAAACTTTGTTTCAGACAAAAGTTTCCTAGTGTCAACAGATGCTGTTGCCATTCTCATATCCTCTTCTTAAATGATTTTTTCTTTACATGTAGTATTATATATTAAAACGCGTGATTGTAAATATACCATATATGGTATTATTACAAAATAATTACAACAATTTATTGATTTTTTTCAACTTTTTTTTCAGGCTCATCAGGAGTGAGGGCTTCCTCGTAATATCCGATAATGGCCTGTTGGTCTTTAACGTATCTACGCAGTTCTGCAATTCCAAGAGCAAGATTTTCGTATCCTTTTGGTGTGATAGCAAACAACACTACATTACCAGTCTTAGTATTAATCTCAGCTAGTTTTGCTTCTAAGTTTTCTTCTGTAATAACAAACCAATCAACAGGAGGAAATTCAACTGCCTTAGGTCGTTCCTGAATAGGAATACTTTGTTCTTGATATTCAGTTGTTACTACTACTTCCGGTTCCGGCGTTCTCCCCAGACACCCCATCAGTAGAAACGGGCTCATCAGAAGGAGGGGTAGTTTCATTTTCGATACGTCCAATGAGTTTCTCCACTGCTGCGTTAACTCTATCTTCAAGTCCTTGTGCATTTGTTAATGCCTCCATAGTCAAATCAATTTTTGCGAATACACCTCTTAACTTATCAAGATGCTCTTGTGATTGTTGTAACCTTTTAGTGAGGTTACGGTTTAGTTCTTCATTCTTTTTTGCATCAGCTGCCATTTTCTCTACGGTGTTTTGTAGTGTTTCAGCTGCAGTTTTAAGTTTTACGTTATTTTCACGTAAAGTACCAATTGTCTCTTGCGACCACATATAATAAGAATATCCAGCGTATCCTACTCCGCTAAACAAACTAATTATAAGAAGCATTAAGTATAATTTAGCCATTTTCTTCCATATGCTTTCTGAAACGTTTTAAAAGCACCATCTCTTTTTTACGGCGCCTATCCGTAACATTTTTTGGTTTAAATCTTGGCCCCATTGCAGTGTCAGCCGGATTAGGAATAGAAGCAGTGTTGGCACCAGCTGGAGCTTCTTCATTTATTTCACCACATGTGCATGGTTCACAATTACACTTTCCACATACCCAATCAACGGATTCATTCATACGGTCCATAATCCATGCTTTGGCGTTTGCTTTGCCGTATTCAGTAGTTTCCCATTCCCAATCGCGTTTATCCCAGACATAAACTTTCCATTCTCCTTTATGGCGTTCATTATGGTCTAGAGATTTTTCAATTTTATATTTCTTTCCACCAATAGTAGCTTCGATCTCACCATTTGGCCCAGCCTTTTTCCAACGAACTTGAGGGCGAGCGGCTTCAATATTTAGAGTCTTAGGGTAGTTCTTATCACCAGGTTTTAACTTACGTTTACCTGCCGCTCTACGTTTTCTGATGTTGTCCCATAAACTCATTTGACAAGTTCTCCAGCTGCTACGTATACTTTTTGATTTGATCTGACGTGTATTGCTTCATATATATCTAGGCCAAAAATCTCACCAATTGGATAAGAATTTTCTAAAAATTTGACTTGATCTTTTGGTTGTACTAATTCCTCAAAAGTGCTGTTGAGTACCTTCGAGTCCTTCACTCGATACACACCGGGTGACATTCTTTTGTCTTCAAGGATAAACCACTCATTAGATTCTGCTAAGAAATCAAGAAAATCGATACCTGATTCTTTTAGAATTTTTTCCATATCTTTATCAGATAAGCCATGAGTTTCACGGATAAGGAATAGAGCCGAGGCAAGTGAAGTGAGTTTGTTCTGTCCAACTAGACGTTTGACATTAGCAGCCAGCCGGATGAATGGAGTATAAGCTGACTTCTTTTCGTCTGTATCTAGCTTGACAGAACGATCTCTCTTTCCACTATCGTCAATGATGCCGAGCTTATATGCGTCCCAGCTTTCCCACTTCATGACTAGCATGCGGAGAAATCTAAACGTAAACGCTAAGTCTGCAGCTCTTTTTACTATTCCCATTAAATTTTCCTTAAAGCATCTATCACTGTCTTGTCCATAGGAATGTCGACGTATTCATCATTTGTTATGTGGCGGAGAAACACCAGGAAAGGTTTTACGATTGGCCAGTGTTTCTCATCTAATTTATGTTCAAGCATCATCAAAGCAGGCTTAATATCAAACGCATTGAAAATTACAATCATATGGTTTAATATAAGCCTCTCTGGCAATTTGCCTGTTTCAATATAACGATTTAATAATCTTTTAACATATTTAAATCTATTTAAATCTTCATAAAATTCTTCTATGTCTATGCACCTTGGATTATAATAGTGCCTAGCCGCAAAGATCATGAAGTTCTCATCATTCACTTCATTGAATATTTGCATTTCTATTCTGAAATGACTTCTTTCAACTCTTCAACTAGATCAGCTTTAGCTTTTCTACGATCAAGTTCAACTCCGTGATCACGGCCTAAAGCTTCAAGTTCTGCTTTAGTCATTCTATCTAAAGGCGTGTTATTTGAAGGTGCCTCGTTTAGTTGAACTGGTT